ATGTAGCGCGTAGTGTCCCAGCTGTAAAACTCGCCGCGCCAGTGAATGATGCGGCCGCGCTCGGGCAGCGTGTCGTGGAACAGCTCGGCGGTTTTCATAGGCGAGCTGCTGAAAATCATCCGCTCGTCGTCGGAGTCCGGTGGGCTGGGTGGCTCGCTTGGTGGCTCGTCGGGCGGGATGTCGTCCCATGGCGGATCGAAGTCTGGCGGCTCGGGCGGTGGTGGATCGTCGGCGGGCGGTGGTGTGGGCTCGTCCGCTGGGCCTGCCTTCATGATGCAGTCCTCAACAGCGGCCAGGCCGTCGGCCAGGTGCAGGTCGTTGAAGTCGGTGCCGGTGCCGCGATTCAGGCCCCACACCGGGATGGCCACCAGGGCGTTCACCTCGCGGGCGGTCTTGCGGGCGTCGGTGATGCCGGGGTTGCCTTTGGTCTGAAAATCATCATCGGCAGCGATCAGCATACGCGCATCGGGCAGCGCTGCGCGAATCTTGCGGGCGACGGGCGCCAAATTGCCGGAGTTGAAGGCGACCACCACGCAGTGCTCGGTGGCCATGCGGATGGAGCAGGCAGTGGCCCAACCCTCAGCGATCACCACGGTGCCTGTTTTGTCTGGCTTGCCCAGCACGGTGTAAGCGCCGCCGGAGGGCGTGCCCTTCAAAAACAGTTTTGTGCCGTCGGGCTTGATGCGCTGCAGGCCGACCAGCGCGCCGGGCCCGTGGCGCAGCGGAATAAGCAGCTCGTCGCCAAGCATCCGCGCACCTTCGGGCTCAATGAGCTTGCGCTGGGCGTAGGGGTGGGCGGTGACCACGGTGGCACGGGCCCACATCTCGGCCGCGCGGGTGGCAGCGGCGTCGCGGTCAATTTTGGCCTGAGCCTCCTCGGCTGCCATGCGGGCCTCGCGCTCGGCGATGCGGCGTGCGCGTTCCTCGGGGTCTGCTGGCTTGCGGTCTTGGGCTGTGGATTTATAGCCACCCTCTTTGGCCAGGGCGATCAGCGTGCCGACGGTAGCGCGGTTAGAACCGCCGCCTGGTTTGCAGGACTTCCAAACATCTCGGCAGTCTCTGGCGTTGTAGTTTGAGCCTTGCTGGCTCCAAGCGTCCCACGCATCAAATGCGGGTTCGCCGAATTCTTCTTTGAGGATGAAGGCCATCTTCACCCACGTCTCGCGGTCATCGACGCCGCGTACATATGAGAGCATGCGCTCCGCTGTCTCAAGGGAAATGGGGTCCCTTTGCCCTGTTCTTTTTGTGTCTGTCATGCCTGGCTTTTGTTGCTGACGATAAAAGGTGGGGCAGCCCTCGCCAGGGTCAGGCCATGTGTCACCCGGTAGCTAACCGGATCGAGCCCCTCTAAAAGTATAAAGGGTATCGATGCAAAAAATGCAACATTTTTTAAATAAATGTGCGGTTTTGCGCAACGGCTGTGGTAATATTATTTCCGACGCTAATGCCAACGGAGCCCTGCAAGGAACTCAACGACACGATGGTGTTAGCGTCACTTTTGCGGAGTTTAATTTTTTGACCCGCAATCATGACGCATGAAAACTGGCAAGCTGCGAGACGTGGTGGCGACCAAACAAGCACATCGCTTGGAGTCAGTTTTCAGCCGTGATGGTGGTGGTGAAGCGCAGCGGAGCGCAAGCCGGTGAGCAGGCGCAGATGGCTCGTTCGATTCAGCCTAGCCGGTGTCCGAATAGCCGCCACCATCAACCCCCATTCACCGCCAGCCTAGCCTCCTCAACCGAGCGCACAATCGCAGCAATAGCCCCCCGCTTTTTCATGGCGGCGATGAAGGCCTGCTGCTCAGGCGACGCCCGGCCCTTGGCTGTTTTTACCTCCAAGTAAAACGCCCGGCAGTCGGCCAGGCGGTGGCCAAACAAATCACTGAATCCCTTGGGCAGTCCGGTTTTGACGGGCCTTCCGTCTGCGGTGAAGAACAGCCCTACGTTTGCTCTGGCCACGAAATGACCATCGGCAGACAGCGCGACCATAATTTGCCGCATTAAATCTGCCTCGGTCATCGCTTGGACTCCCAAATTTTCATGATCATTGCCTCAAGCTCCTTGCACGCTTGCGCGCCACGCACATGGAATATTCCACGCTTGACCACCTTACCGTTTACCTCTGAGCCACGCAAGTACTCGCGCCTGGCCAGTTTGTCGGGGATGGCCAGCACAGCGCGGGCTTCACACTCGGCGCGCCAAGCCTCGGACCAGGTGCAGGTCTCGGAGCCGTCGATCAGGGTGACGCGGGGGTGGTTGCAGGCGGGGCAGGTCATTTTTGTGCCTCCTTGGCGGCTCGGGCGCGAAGAACATGCTTGGCCCACAATTCAGCTCGACGCATTCCGCGAGCCTTGCCAATTCTCACCAGATCCTCAAAAGTTTGAGATTTGCCCTGTTCCTGCTTCCGTTGCTTGATCGCTTGTTCACGCATCTGAGCGCGTGCCTCTGGCGTCATCTCGACCAGGTCGCCTTCGACCTCTTCAATCTCACGAGCAACAACCTGAAATTCATGTCCGCATTGGCAATCGGTGACCGAGCTCGGCACAGTCGCAAAGCAAACAGGGCACCCCTTCACCGGGACCTCTGACTTCTTTGCGTTCTTACGTTTCTCGGATCCTTGCAGCGACCAGGCGCGATCGTCATCGGGGAAACCGTGCGTCCGAACAGCGTTGGCGTGATCAAGAATGATCGCCTCATCCTTGCCAGGAAAAATGCGCAGCGCTCGTCCAACCTGTTGCAAGTACAGACCAAGCGATTTCGTTGGCCGAAGCAGAATGGCGACCTCGATGGCTGGCACATCAAACCCCTCGGACACCAGATCGCAGGACGTCAAGACCAGAATGTCGCCAGACGAAAACGATGCAAGCACCTGCTGACGCAGTACCTTGTCCATGCTGCCGTCAATTGATGCTGCAGTGATCCCTGCTTCACGGAACTGCGCTGCAACGTTCTCTGCATGCTCAACAGAGCAGCAAAAACAAATCGCACGCTTGCCTGGCGCAAGGCGTTTGTAATGGGCGACAGCGTCACCAGTGATGGAACGCTTGTTCATGGCCTCCACCAACTCGCTGCGCACAAAGTCACCCATTTTGGTGTGCACACTGGAAAGATCGACGCCAGCTGGCGCAAACAAGCGGTACGGCGATAGCGCCTTCATGTCGATCAACTCTTTGACTGTTGGGCCTTGCACCATGCACTCGAACAGATCGTTCAAACCTTCACCAGATAACCGCACCGGCGTGGCCGTGACGCCCAGACGGCGAGCGTTGGGGCATGCCTTTATGACGTTGCCCCAGGTGGAGGCTGCGATTGCGTGATGGGCTTCGTCGCAAATGATGAGATCAGCCGGGTCGTAGCGATCAATCCGTCGCGCAAGCGTGAAAACAGAGGCCACTTGAACCTGCGCATGCCTGTTGCCAGGATATCCTGCAGCGATCATTGCGTGCTCAACACCAAAGCTGGTCAGTGTGCGGCTAATCTGCCCCAGCAGTTCGACGCGGTGCGCAAGGATCCAAACGCGCAAGCCCTTGGCTTTGGCTGCACCAGCCATGTAGGAAAAGCAAACCGTCTTGCCTCCGCCCGTCGGGAGGACCAGCAATTGACTGCGCTTTCCAGCAATAAAGTTGGCACGGGCGTTTTTGACCAGATCGTCCTGGTATTTGCGAAGGGTGATGGTCATGGCATGTCTGGCCAAAAGATATTGCTCTTCACTTCATTTTCTTTTGAAGTCAGGATTTGAAGATTGAAGTGAACATGAAGGCCGCAAACAAGTTTGCTTCGCAGGGGAACAATGTGATCTACGTGATGAAGAACGCCACTTTCTTTTGTTGCGTTTTGCGCAGTCTTGTAGATCGCCCTCATTGCAATTTTGTCTGCCCAAGCAGGTGTTGCAAGTCTGTGAGCAGCCCTTCTGCGAGAGGACTTCTCAATAAATATCTCTCTATTTTCTTTTGCAAACTTACGGTTTTTTTCACGAAGATGCTCTCGATTTTTTTCTCTAAATCTTCGCATTGCTTCACGACAAATTTCTCTTCTTCTGTCGTCCGTCATTGCATCTTTTCCAAAACATTGGTTTCTTCCAAGTATTGGTTTGTCGCTAATGGCTTTTGAAAAATCCCAACCTGAATTCACTCGATAAAGAAGGGAGCGGTACGGAATTCCTGTTTCAATTGACCACTGCCTGATGCTTTTGGTTGTTCCGTTAAAGGTAACTAGTTTGATTGCTGGCATGCTTAAAAAACAAAAGCCCTCGGCGCATGTCTCACGCTTTCGCGTGTTGGCGGACCGTGAGTAACGGCAGACATGCCCCAAGGGCTTACTCTGAATCCCCGCCAAGGGACGCAAGCATGTTACCACCGTCACCGCCTTTTCGGCAACGGCTGCCGCTCCACAAAATACCGCCCCGTTGATTGAATGTACTTAGCCGTGAGGTTACGCTGCTTAAGCAAATGTTCAAAGGTCTCGTTGTGCGGAATGTTGGTCATCCAAACAGCGCCGATCTCGTTGGGCTGGCCGGTTGTTGCAATGCGGTTCAGGAAATCAAGGACCTCAGCGTAGGCTGCGTTTTCGAGGGCGGGCTTGAGGTCAATCATCGCTTCCCCGGCTGAATCCACGCCTGCTTTTCTGTGCGACGCCACGTGGATTTCTCGATCGCCTTGAGGTCGGCCAGGACCTCACTGTGCACAACCTCCATGCCGTGCAGGTGCAGGTATGCGTCGATCACGTTAAAGCGATTTTTTTCGAACATAAAAACTGGCCTGCGATGCAGACGCACGCGGAAACGGTAGGTCGTGGAGCTGTGCGCGGCGAAGTCGTACCAAGCCCAAATCAGCGTCAAGCTGTAAGGCGTGAATCGAAAGTTCAGTCCAAGGCGCATGTGCTCGCCTTCGCGTGTGTAGTGGATCATTCGTCGTCCTCCTCTTGGTGGTCTTGGATCAGCTGCGCTTTGACCAGGTCCAGGCAGCCGAGCGCGGTGGGCAGCAGCATGGTTTGGTCGTATTTGTGGACGACGGCAAGCAGCTCGTCGACCAGCGCTTGGGTGATTGCGCCGTGGTAGTTCATGCGTGAGTTTCAATTGGTTGCCAAAGTGTTTTAGGTTTGCGGCCCATACCGCCTTTTAATTTTTTGTCGTGTGGGTGCGGGCAGTGCTCCGGAACAAAAACGGCAATCCACACCTTTTCAAACGAACCTCGCTTGCCTGCTCGCCAGCGATCGACGTACACATCAGGCATCGCACGCAGGGCAGTTCGGACATTGGCTATGTGCAAGCCTGTGGTTTCAGAAATTTGATGGGCGGTCAATCCTTCAGTGTTTTTTCGCAAAATCGCGCGCACTTTGTTTTGACGGGTGGGGGTCATGATTGCCCCCTTGCCTTGATAGCCGCGATG